AAAAAAGCTGCATATGCTGATGCTAAAAAATCAGATTCCGAAGGTAATTATGCTCGAGGCGACAAAAGATTCAAAGGCATCAACAAAGCCACTGTAAAACAATTTGATAACGATTTGAAAAAACACGAACAAAATCCTATCAAAGAAGCCAATGCTAAAAAACGCTCACTAAAGAATTCAAACCCCTGCTGGACAGGATATAAACCAGTAGGCACTAAGAAAAAAGGAGGCCGCACAGTACCTAACTGTGTGCCAAAGGAATAAACTATGAACATGCGAGAATTACTGGATAAATTAGATAACGTATCAGCAGATACTGTGTCGGAAGATGGTCGTTATAGATACGATGCTGGCAGACCGCACGATTTCTATCGTCGCGATAACTACTATGGCAATCCTAGACAGTATGGTGATTACAATCGCAATTTTGGTGTAGGTTTAGGTATAGGTGCCCTAGGTGCATTAGCTGCACAAAATCGAGGCTATCCACAACAGTATCCACAAGGTTACTATCCTCCACAACAGTACCCACAGTACCCACAAAACAATTATCCTGGAACACCTCCTTATTTTCCACCAGGTTCGCAACCTGCTCCTACACCTGGATATATTCAACAACGCAATCCAGCACCAAGCGGTTCGACAACAACTACTGACGGACCAGCTGTTCCTGTTGGAGAGCCTACATTAGGAAAAACAAAATATTACGGACCAAATGGCGAGACTAGCGATAAACCATTTCCTCAACAAGATAAAACTGGTGGTACAGCCGGTAGTCCTTCAACTACAACTAAAGCTGATGCAGATAAAGCTGATGCAGATAAAGCAGCTAAGATTGCACGTTTTAAAGAATTGTTAGCAAAAGCAGGTGTTAGTGATAAACCCACTGGGCTAGACAGTATTGATAAACCTTTCAATCCTGATTATAGTTTAACTGGTGGTAAATCAATGGGCGGTATTGGACTAAAAGAAAGTTCTCTTGATGGATTTGCAAGAGATCCGTTATTAGAAAAGCTAAGATTAATCGAAAGTGGACAAAGTCTTTATGAAGGGTTAACTCCAGACGAATATAAAGAGTTATCAAAACTATACGGTGATCTAAGTGTTACATCAAAGAATGATCCAAAATTAGCACCGTTATTTGCTCAGTATGATAAAGTACCAGCAAGTTGGAAAGCAGATGCTGATAAGACAGCACCTTCGCCTGCTGATACTACAAAGACAGATACTACAAAGACAGATACTACAAAGACAGATACTACAAAACCAATTAATTACAAACCAGGTGTACTACACATAGGTATGGGTATGCCACCTGCATCTCCAGATCCTAAAGTTATGGAATTGCAGAAAAAATTAGGTATTACTGCAGATGGAAGATTTGGCCCTGCAACTGAAAAAGCTGTCAAGGCAAAACAAGCAGAGATAGGCGCTAAAGTTGATGGTGCATGGGGTCCAGAATCTCAAGCTAAATTTGACGCCAAAGGCGGAACAGCTGCCGCTCCCGGTGATACAGCCAAAGCAAAAGGCAATGGCGAGTGGACAGGTAGTGCAAAAGACTGGGGTAGTGCAATTGGCGGTGGTTTAGGGGCGGCTGGACTAGGTGCATTGGGCGGTGCAACCGGAGCACTTGCAGGACCAGCTGGTGCTGCAATTGGTGCTATCGGCGGTGGTGCTGTTGGTCATGATATCGGTGCAGACCTTGGTGGTCAAGCTGGAGAATGGCTTGGACAGGCCGGTGACAAGATTGGTAAATCTTGGGATGCTGCAAAAAATGCTTGGAGCGATAAGCCTGCTAATACAGCTGCCGCCCCAGCTGGAACAACTCCTATGTCTGCACAACAACGCTTGGCGCAACAAAATGTTGCAAGAGCAAAGGCAAAGGCAGACCAATTGGCAGCAGCTGGAAGAGACGAAGGAACATTTGTCCAAGACAAACTACAACCAAAAGAAAGTGTTGAATTTAACTTTGCTGATCAGTTGATTGAAAGTTTTGGTTACCAACCCAAGTAAATAAATGGCAGACTAGTTCTGCCATTTTCACCTCTAAAATTTCATAGAGGTTGCATTTACAAGATAAGTAGTATATAATAGGCAATATAGTTAAGGAGACATTATGTCAGGTCGTAGTTATGGTCCAGAAGAAAAGGCAAAATTAGAAAGATTAATCAGCGAAGGTTCAACAGTCCTGCGTGAAGTTGAGGATTTGCAAGAAGGCTTAAAAGAAACAGTTAAGGCTGTGGCAGAAGAATTACAAATTAAACCCAGTGTTATTAACCGAGCTATTAAAATTGCACATAAGGGCGATTGGCAGGCATATAATGCAGACTGGGAAGAAATTGAAGCAATTTTAGATATCACTAAACGTATCTAATAAGTAGTATATAGAAAGGTTAGCTGGCCATAAACAGCATGAAGGTATTTGCAAGCCTCAAATTGCATGGAGAAGAAAATTTATGTCTTATGTAGACGCATGGTTTGACCGCGAGAATGATATCATTAAAGTGGTTGAACGCAACAAGAAAGGTGAGCGTGAATTTCGCGATATTCCTGTTAAACACACATTCTATGTAAAAGACCCACGCGGTAAATTTACATCAATCTACGGTGACCCACTCACACGTATCGTTTGTAAAAACACAAAAGAACTCAGAAAAGAACAAGCCATTAACAGTGGTAAAGAACTTTATGAGTCTGATATTAATCCAATTTTTGTTACACTAAGTGAACACTATTTAAATCAAGATGCTCCTAAATTAAATGTAGCATTTTTTGATATTGAGGTAGACTTTGATCCAGAACGTGGCTATGCTAGTCCAGACGATGCATTCATGCCAATTACTGCGATTGCTGTCTACCTACAATGGTTAGAAACTATGGTATGTTTGGCTATTCCACCTAAGAAAGTTAGTATGGAAGAAGCCAAAGAAATGGTCAAAGATTTTCCCAACACATACTTGTTCGACAATGAAGCTGATTTGTTAAACATGTTTTTGGATCTTATACAAGATGCAGACATTATTAGTGGTTGGAATAGTGAAGGTTTTGATATTCCTTATACTACCAATAGAGTGACAAAAGTTTTAAGCAAAGAAGATACAAGACGTTTTTGCTTGTTTGATCAATTTCCTAAACGCAGAGAATATGAAAAGTTTGGTCGTAATAGTGTAACCTATGACTACATTGGTCGCGTTCATTTAGACTATCTTGAGCTGTACCGTAAGTATACGTATGAAGAACGCCACAGTTATAGACTTGACGCCATTGCGGAATATGAGTTAGGTAAACGTAAAACACAATATGAAGGTACACTCGACCAATTATACAACAATGACTTTAAGACGTTTGTTGAATACAACATCAACGACTGTAAACTGCTTGACGATTTAGACAAGAAGTTAAAGTTTATGGATCTTGCCAATACACTGGCACATGAATGTACTGTATTGCTACAGACCACAATGGGTGCTGTGGCTGTAACCGAACAGGCAATTATTAACGAAGCGCATCGTAGAGGTTTTCAGGTGCCCAATCGTACTAAGATGAGCGAGCGTGAAGATAGTGCGGCCGCGGGTGCGTATGTTGCTTATCCCAAAGAAGGATTGCAAGACTGGATTGGATCATTAGATATTAACAGTCTTTATCCCAGTGCCATTCGTGCACTAAACATGGGACCAGAAACTATTATTGGTCAATTGCGTCAAACTATGACTGAAGAGTTTGTTGAAACACAAACAGCCAAGGGCAAATCATTTGCTGCTGCATGGGAAGGCGTATTTGGTAGTCTAGAATACACAGCCGTAATGAATCAAGAGATCGGTACTGACATTACTATTGACTGGGAAAACGGTGATAGCGATATACTAAGTGCTGCAGAAGTATATCGATTAATCTTTGAAAGCAACCAGCCATGGATGATCAGTGCCAATGGTACTATTTTTACATACGAAACTGAAGGTATTATTCCTGGTTTACTAAAACGTTGGTATGCTGAACGTAAAGAGATGCAGGCCAAACTCAAGGATGCTATCAAAGCAGGTAATAAGGTTGAAGAAGAATACTGGGACAAACGACAGTTGGTTAAGAAAATTAATCTTAACAGTTTGTATGGTGCTATTCTTAACAGTGGTTGTAGATTCTTTGACAAGCGTATTGGGCAATCAACCACACTGACAGGTCGTCAGATTGTTCGTCATATGGCTGGTAAGGTCAATGAAATTATCACTGGCGAGTATGACTACAGAGGCAAAGCCATTATCTATGGCGATACAGACTCCTGTTATTTTAGTGCTTATAAAACATTGCAAAAAGATATTGATGCAGGCCGTATTCCATGGACTAAAGAAACTGTTATTGGATTATACGACCAAATTGGTGAAGAAGTAAACACTACATTTCCACAGTTTATGTTGGATACGTTCCATTGTCCTAAAACACGCGGAGAAGTTATTAAAGCAGGTCGTGAAATTGTTGGTAGTAAAAGTTTGTTCATTACCAAGAAACGTTATGCTGTCTTGTACTATGATAAAGAAGGCAAGCGTACTGACATAGATGGAAAAGCTGGTAAGATCAAAGCCATGGGTCTGGATCTTAAACGTAGTGATACTCCAGAATTTATTCAAGACTTTTTAAGTGAAGTGTTGGAAATGGTTCTAATGGGCAAGCCTGAGCAAGAAGTTTTAGATCATATTAGCGAATTTCGTATTAAATTCAAAGGCAGGCCTGGTTGGGAGAAAGGCAGTCCTAAACGTGCTAACAAGATTACCGAGTATCAAGAAAAAGAACGCAAAGCAGGCAAAGCCAATATGCCGGGACATGTTCGTGCTAGTATTAACTGGAATACACTAAAACGTATGTTTAATGACAAGTATTCCATGGGCATTACAGACGGTGCCAAAGTCATCGTATGTAAACTCAAACCTAATCCGTTAGGTTTTACATCAGTTGCGTATCCAGTAGACGAGCTGAGATTACCACAGTGGTTCAAAGATTTACCGTTTGATCATGCTGAGATGGAACAGACCATTATTGATAATAAGTTAGATAACTTAATTGGAGTACTGAACTGGGATGTTACCAGTACAGAAGAAAAAAACACATTTAATAGTTTATTCGAGTTTTAATATGAATATAATAATTGCAGGATATGGATTTGTAGGAAAGGCCGTTGCCAACTCTATAGATCAAAAGAATACTCTACATATAGTAGATCCAAAATTAGGCGAAAAAACAGTAAAAGATTATTCAGGCGCCGATGGTGTGATTATTTGTGTAGGCACGCCTAGTACACAATTAGGCGATTGTGATGTTGGACAAATATATCAAGTAATGGATACCGTACCAGAAACAATGCCAGTGCTAATAAAGTGCACTGTGCGGCCAGATTACCTAAATAGATTGCTAGTCAACTATCCCAAACACAGTATTTGTTATAGTCCAGAGTTTTTACGTGCAACAACTGCCAACGAAGATTTTGCTAATCAAACATATATGCTGTTAGGAGGAGAAGATCCTAATAATTTATGGAGTGATTTGTTTAGGCAATCTCTTAAAAACCTAAATAGTGTTGTATATTGTACGCTAACAGAAGCAAGTATGGTAAAGTACGCAACTAATTGTTTTTTAAGTGTTAAGGTAACATTCTTTAATCAATTATACGATATGTGTCGAGAAAATGGAGCAAACTATGATTCGGTTATCAACATGTTAAAGATGGATAATCGTATTGGAATGAGTCATATGCAGGTTCCCGGTCCCGATGGTAGTCGAGGGTTTGGAGGAGCTTGTTTCCCCAAAGACACAAATGCGTTTATACACTATGCAGATAGTTTACAAGTATCGCATACATTGGTAGAATCAGCAGTAAAATATAATAAGAAGGTAAGGAAAAATCCTTGACATTGTCAGAAAATCCAAGTAAAATTAAAAACAGGAGAATCATATGAAAGACTTTTTACAAGACCTAGTAGCACACACACATAGTTTGGGATTTTTGCCTTTGGTAAAAGTTTCGGCTAGCAAAAAAGAAATTGCGATTGAATCTTTAGCAGAAGATCGTAGTGTAATACTCAATGCCAAATCAAAAGAAACAGTAGAAGATTTTGAAGGTGTTTTTGGCATGCCTAATCTTAATAAATTAGATATTATTTTGAAGTGCCCAGAGTACAAAGAAAATTTTACTATTAATGTAGTTAGGCAAGAACGTAACGGGGAAGAAATTCCAACAGGTTTACATTTCCAAAATGGTTCAGGCGACTTTGAAAACGATTATCGCTTTATGAATCAAGACATCATTAATGAAAAAATGAAGTCAGTTAAGTTTAAGGGCGCAAGCTGGGATATTGAATTTGAGCCAAGCATGGCTAGTATCCAGCGTTTTAAATTCCAAAGTGCAGCACACAGCGAAGAACAAACTTTCCAAGTTACTACTAAAGATGGTAATTTAGTTTTTAGTTTCGGTGATGCAAGTACGCATGCTGGTAATTTTGTTTTCCAAGCAGGTATCAATGGTAAATTAAAACAGTCTTGGTCATGGCCTGTCACACAAGTTCAAAGCATTTTGAACTTAACTGGCGACAAGACTATGCGTATTGCGGATGCAGGTGCATTGCAAATTACTGTAGACAGTGGTATTACAGAATACGAATACATTCTACCAGCGCAATCTAAATAATGAATAAAAATCTGACAGCTACACAGAACGATTATGCGTACTTCCTGCCAGCGACGTCAGGATTTTATAGCACATATATAGGCAAACAACGACATAGTAACTATGTTGATCCTGCACGTATTCCTGCCAGCTTTGGTCCCAAGGGCATTGAAGCTATGAATTATTTAGATCCCAATGCAGCATTTTACTTTGATCATTGTTTGTATTCAGCTGGGCATGCTAATTTAGATCTTACTAAGTTTGATCCTAGCGAAGATATGTTCCGTAATAGGGATCGAACAACCAGTTGGGTATTAGGCGACTCAGGTGGATTCCAAATTGGTAAAGGTGTATGGGCAGGCGAATGGAGAGATCCTAATGGTCCAGAAGTTGCGGCCAAATGGGCAGAAGTTCGTGCCAAAGGTGTTGAACTAGTACCACAATTAGATCCAACAGGCAATCCTAAGCTAGATAAAAACGGCAATCCTAAGATGACTAAGATTGATCACGTTAAGAATTATCAAGCACTATTAGATGCTGCACAAAAGAAACGTGAACAAGTACTGGCATGGATGGATGCTTTAATGGATTACGGAATGGTACTTGATATTCCTGCATGGGTAGAGCGTAGTCCTGTAGGAAAGGCCGCTACAGGTATTGCTTCGTATGATCAAGCTGTTGATGCTACCAAGTACAATAATGAATATTTCATTAAACATCGTACAGGTGCATGCAAGTTCTTAAATGTTTTGCAAGGTGAAAATCATAAGCAAGCAGAAGATTGGTATCAAAAGATGAAAGACTTTTGTGATCCAAATATCTATGGCGACAAAGCATTTAACGGTTGGGCCATGGGTGGACAAAATATGTGTGATGTCGAACTAACATTACGCAGACTAGTGGCATTAAAGTTTGATGGACTTCTTGAAAAAGGTCATCAAGACTGGATGCACTTCTTGGGCACCTCTAAGTTAGAGTGGGCATTACTATTAACTGATATTCAACGAGCAATTAGGAAATACCATAATGAAAACTTTACCATATCTTTTGACTGCGCCTCACCTTTTCTGGCAACAGCAAACGGTCAAATCTATGTCCAAACAGAAATCAAAGACAGAGAAAAATGGCTCTACCGCATGTTGCCAAGTCTTGACAACAAAAAATACGCCAAAGATACAAGACTGTTCCAAGACGTCGTAGTACAAGATAAACATTTTGAGACATTTACTACCAGTCCGTTAATGGATGGTGTCAAGGTTAACGAAATCTGTATATATGGGCCTGGTGACCTAAATAAAGTAGGCAAAGAAGGTAAAACATCTTGGGATAGTTTCACTTACGCTATCATGATGGGTCATAATGTATGGTTGCACCTTAATAGTGTACAAGAAGCCAATCGTCAATACGATGCTGGATTGTGCCCTGCAATGCTTGTGGATGAAAAATTTGAAAGAATTTACTTCCGTGATATAGTTGATGCTATCTTTAGTGCACCTGATCGCGATACAGCTATTGCTATTATTGACAGTTTTGATAAATTTTGGCAAGCTATTCCCGGCACTCGTGGTTATACTGGCAAGCGTACAGTTAATGCCAGTACTAAATTCTCCGAATTATTTGAAGAAGTAGACGAAGATAGTGTACAATTAGAAGATGAAGTTGATTTTGACGAATCAGCAATTGATAAACTAGATGCATTAGAGGCTAGTGTACATGACATTACCTGACGAAAGATATCGTGCTGTGATGGAGACTAAAAAGTTTTTAGAATCCATTATAACCACTCGAAGTGGATTATCAAAAGATATGAAAGAAACAGCCAGATGCTGTTTGAGGCACTACCCTACTGAATGGGATTTAGAACAAGCAGCAGAAGGTGCTCCCCATGTGTTTGCAAAACGTATGGAAGATGTGACTCGGCTGTTTAAACAATATGAACAATCAAAGGCTAAAAAAGATGAAAACTAGTTTGGTTATTGGTATGGGTATTGGGCAATTATATAAAAATGTATTAGAAAAACTTGGACATAAAGTAATTACTGTAGATTCAGATCCTAACAAAGGAGCAGATTTTGAAACTGTAGATTTGGCTGTTATAATACATCATATGTTCGATACTGTACATATTTGCACACCTAATTTTACACATTTTGAACTAGCAACTAAACTTGCGCCTGTAAGTAAAATTGTTTTTATCGAAAAGCCTGGTGTTGCCAATAGTGCCATCTGGAAAAGACTTTTAGAATTGTTTCCAAAAACACGCTTTATGATGGTTAAGAACAATATGTGGCGTAATAATATTGCTGAATTGAAAAAACAAGCCAGTCGGTCAAAAATAGTAAACATACAATGGATCAGACGTAACTGTATTCCTAGTCCAGGAAGTTGGTTTACTACTAAGAAATTAGCATTTGGTGGAGTCAGTAGAGATCTTATGCCGCATTTATTAAGTTTATATGTAGCATTGAATCCTGACTGGCGTAAAGAACTAGTAACTGGAAAAGATTCATTAACACAATGGAGTTTAAAAGACATAGACAGTACCGAGTATGGCACTGTTAATCCCGATGGTGTTTATGATGTAGACGATTTGTGTCATATTGATTTTGGTACTAAGTGGGGGTGTCAGGCCAATTGGCGTAGTATGACTACCGATCGTAGTGTTATTGAATTTATAGCAAATGACGACTCTAAAGAAATATTCGAATTAGGATGGTGTCCCGAAGAAGCATATAGCAATATGATCAAAGATGCTGTAAGCAATATAGACAACTACCAATTCTGGTTAAATCAATTTGAAATTGATACTTGGATACACGAAAAGATAGAAAATTTATGAAAGTTAGATGTTTACAAACACAAGGTCAAGGTCTTTTTGAAGAAGTAGAATTTGATAAACCAGAACCTAGTAATTTTGAGATCGAAGTCAAATCAATTATGACCGGTGTTTGTCGTAGTGATATTGATATGATGGTAGGAGATTTTGGACCATTACCATTACACATGCAGGGTCACGAAGGTCTAGGTGTTGTAACCAAAGTAGGTATGGGTATTGCCAAAACAAAAGTAGGCGATATTGTAGCAACACGTGGCGAACCTGCTTATGCTGACTATTATAATGCACGTATTGAAGAGTATGTGGTAGTTCCAGAAGCTGATCCAAAATATATATTGGAACCAGTTGCCTGCGGTATTAATCTTATTAATCAGGCTAAAGAAGAAATTGAAAAACGACAAGGAAAAACTGATAATACACGTATGCTAATTATTGGCAGTGGATTCCTTGCATGGGTTGCTTATCATACTATGCGTTTGAACGGATTCATTTATCACGTGGATGTGTTAGGCACTAGTAATTTGGATCTATGGGGAGATAAATTACTCATGGGCACTAGTGAAAGCTATGATGTTGTGATTGATTTATCTGGAAAATATGAATTAGGTACTGAGATTAATCTAAATAATAATGCACTAATTATTGACGGGATTGGTAAAGCTGTTAGCAAACAAGAAGCACAATCACAACTTTGGAAAGCTGTTACTACTATCAAACCAAGTCCTCGAAATCCAGCATTTATTGATTGTATGTATATGGCAAAATATTGGATAAAAGAAGGCTATTTAGAGGTTGATTCTTTTTGGACTCGGTGTTATAATCGTAACACTGAATGGCAACAAGCGTTTGCGGATGGTATGGATCGTCCAAGCGGTTATAGTCGAGGTTATATTAAATGGGACTAAACACTGAAGAACGACA